GACGAGGTTTTCTATGCCGGCGCGCTGGGATGGATTGCGCGCGACCAGTGGCATCCGAAGCGCTGCGATGCCTACCAGAGCACAGTGAACGAAGACCTGCTGATAGATCTGAAGGGAATCAGCTTCAAGCGTTCGCACATGCACACCGACACCGGAATCCTGTGCATGAACCTACAACACCACCTGGACGAAGTACGGCAGAAGGAGCAACACCGTGGCGAAGAAAGCTAACAGAGCAGCAGCGGCAGAAGCGCCGGAAGAGACGACAGCACAGCATGACAACAGTGTGGAAGTTCAGCAGGACGACAATACAGCAGCGCAGCCTGCTGACAGTTCGATTGCTGAAAACACGGAGACGCCGGCGCGAAAACGGCGAAGAATGCCGGAAAAACTGCCGCCGATTGAACTTGACCCGTCATTCGTGCATCGACCGGAACGAATGCAATACGCGCTCTTGCTGGCATTGCTGTTACGACAGCATGGGACGGCGCGTTTCTCGGCAAAAGATATGGAGCATGTTGACACCGACTACAACATCCTGTTCGCACGAACGCTGGACGGACAACATCTGGAAGTGACGGTCGTAAGCGCGGAGAGCGGCATTATCCGGTCGCCGGAGAAACAGAAGCAAGAGGAGCAATGGCATACAAAGGAAGAAGAAAAAACGTCAGTCTATCAGCCCTTGACTTTCCACCCCTCATCCGACGACAACCCCGCAGCAGTGTTCTACCGCCTACACGGAATGGGAATGGACAAGACAACTGGAGCGGCACAAGTAACTCCAGGAGAAATGACAGCGCTGACGCCGGAACGATTGGCGGGATTGCAGCAGCAGAAAGCGGCGCAGGATTTAGCGGCGTCACAGCAGAGCCACCAGCCGCAAGTAGTCCAGTTCCCGCCGAGCGACCCGCGAAAGCCGACGGACGGAAGCGCACCCTACGCTTTCCCGTTCCAGGTGGGCGACCGGCCGGAGACGAGCGAAAAACTGAATCTGGCGACGATGCAGGCGCAACTGATGCAGAAGGACAGCCAGATAGCGGCGGAGGAACAAGCGGCGATAGAGAGACTAGAGCAGGGTCTGTCATAGCGCCGGCAAAGGCACCGACGGCGCGCGAATTACAGGAGCAGACCAGGCGCGAGCAGGCGGCAGAGGCAGGGACACTGCTGAGTGAGATTTTCGGGACGTTCAGAGAGGCGAGACAGAAAGGTTCACAAGCCGGATTTGAAGCGTTGCAGGACAAGATTGCGGAACATGCCGGCGAACTGATTCGGCTGCAACTGGCTGGGATGAAAGAGTTGATTGACATGCTGATGAAACTGGACGACACAGCGAAAGACGATGCCGAAAAAGACAAATCGAACGAAGCGGCATTTCAACAATTTTTGCGCCGGTCCGACGAAGGCGCAGAGGACATACCGCAGTGATTGATTTAGATTTACGGCTTAAAAAACAATTCAACTAGCCGTGCACCAGCAAAATTAATTAGACAGAAGGGGGAACGAGGCGATGGCGGAGACTTGACCCCATGATAATTTTCTCGAACACGCAGCGCAAAGCGGCAAAAGAGCGCGACCCGCGGATTATCCACATTGACGAGTGGCAAAATCTGGCGGACCGCAAGCGTGAGGATGCGCTGGGAAACAACTTCTTCGATGAAGTGAAGACGTTTTTCAACCTGTCCGATAACCAGATGGCGCCGAGGTTCCGGCCAGCCGTTCGCATTCCTGAATTGCAGATGATCTGCATGAAAGAAGCGAACGATTTGAGCGAGTTTCAACCGCAGGCGTACATCTATAACGGTTCCACTGACAAGCGCGTAGAGAACCTGGAAAAAGCATTCAAAGCGCAGTGGACCCGCATGTTTATTCCCTATCATCTGCTGTTTGCTTTTGTAGCGATGGAATTTATGGGGACAGGATTCCTGCACTTCGGGATAGATCCGTTCGCGCGCAACGGCAAAGGTCAGATGTGGACGAAATGGCGCGAGTCAAAAAGCGTACACACCGACCCGAACGCCGACTATACCTGCAACTGGTCTTTTGTCATTGTGGATGACTGGCTGCACCTGGACGAAGTGAAGCGGCGCTTTCCGGAAAAAGCGAAATGGCTTCCAAAGTATTCGAGCAATGCGCCGGCTGATATTCGCAACGATGAGGGAACCAGCGGTTTTCGCCTGCCGGACGGACCGTGGAAGCAGATGCCTCCATTCGTCGGACTTTCTTCGGCCGGGCGCGCCGGCGCGAGCCGACTGCGGACGACATATTGCCTTGACTACACAAGAGAATTAATTGGCGAACTGCCGACCGATCCGAACCTAGAGCCGCGTTACCGCTGGAAGTATCCGCGCGGTCGAGTGGTGATTGATTGTGAAGATGTGGTACTGGCAGACGGCCAGATGCCACTCAGAAAGAACCCCCTCATTCCGGTATGGGCGACTCCGCCTTTGTATGGCACATGGGCAGTGCCCCTGACGCGCTACAGCAGCTACCTGCAAGCGCTGGCAGAGAAGATGTACTCCCAGACGTTCGAGAACTTCTACAGGCTGAATAACGGCATCTGGCTTATACCGGAAAGCGCACAGATTGACCAGGGAAAATTCGGCGGCATTCCTGGCGAGAAGTCCACCTATCAGGGATCGACGCCACCGCAATTAGTCACACCTCCGTCATTTCCGGCGAGCGCGATTGACTTCCCAGAACGACTCCTGCAAAAACAGCGTGATCTACATGGATTCACCCAGGCGCGGCAGGGTAATCCCGGCAGCGGAAACCTGTCAGCCGACCTGTTCGACGCCGCAGTATTGCGAGGCCAGAGCATGACGCAGCTGCGCGGACGACTGGCGAGCATGGCTGTCCTGAATCTCACCGAGCTAATTGTTTACACGATGCTTGAATTCATGCCTACGCAAAAGATGGCTTACCGGGAAGGCTCGCAATTTGAAGTCGTCGATTACGAACAACCAAAAGAGGCGCTGGAAGAATTCGAGATGTTTTTAGATGACGGATCATTCCACGTCAAGAGTCAGGCGGTCGTGGCGAAAATTGCCGAGGCGCTGATGACCAGGGGGCAAATCCCGGTCGGAACCGGGCTAGAGATGCTTGGCTACCCGGACGCAATGAAAGTCCAGCAGCAACAACTAGTCCAGCAAGGGCTGACAGCGGTAACAGCGGTCAGTGAAGGAAGGGGAAAGAAATGATGACAGGATAGGAGTTACATGACATGACGAATAGCTGTGTACCTGTACTGCCAACCGGACAGCATGACGCACCGCCATCATTGCAACATGGCGTACTGCCATATATTCGGCATGATGACATTTCATATATGCGTCATGGCTACGAGTATTTGACTGTCCGCGAAGCAGCAGCATTACTGCAAAAGCGCAAGAGCCGAATCTATGCGATGGCGGACGAAGGTTTGTTGTCGGAGGTTGGATTTGATGTCTTGCGAACGAAGAAAGGCCGCGTCTGGATTGGCATACCCCGCTGCGGCCTGAAGCAGTTGAGATTTATTTCAAGTGACACAGGAGGTACCTAGCTAACTTTTTTCTTTTGCATCGGTGCTGCCTAAAGTGTAGCCTACTGGACAGTCCGACTTGCAATCGGATCGTTTCACGCTCACCTCTGCGTGCTTCTATCTCTCTCCTATTCCCTTTCGGAGATGCTTTAACCGGCTTTTCCGAAGGGGGGCAGGATTCGGAAAGAAAAACCACTAGGCCGCGTCGAGACAAAAAGAGAGAAGAGGTAACAGGGGCGTGAACTCTATTCCGATTCATCCTCTGAAACATTGACGATTTGACGGTCTGAGATCCACTCGTAGACCGAACGCTTGAGGATGTGCCTGAGCACATCCAGAGGGGAGTTATGTATGGCAAATAACGATCACAATTTCCTTTCCTGTTTTGACCGACCGATCGCGTTCCACAGGTCGTTTGTGAATATTACAGGCAGCATCACAGCCGCCCTCATGCTCTCGCAGTTAGTTTACTGGACATTACGGACGGCCGAGGATGAATGGATTTTCAAGACGCGGGAGCAGTGGTTCGATGAGATTGGCCTATCGCGTTACGAGCAGGAGACCGCGCGCAAAGTGCTGCGGAAATGCGGATTGATCGAAGAAAAGCTCATGAAAGCGCCAGCAAAGATGCACTTTCGCTTAAAGATTCAGGCCCTCAAAGCTGGCCTGTTGGGGGGAAAAACCCCAACTGATCCAGTTGGGGGGAAACCAGCCAACTGGTTGGGGGGAAAACCCCCAACTAATATAAGGAAGACTACGGTAGAGACTACATATAAAACCAATACCAAAACCGCGCGTGCGCGCGAGACCAAACCACCAAAGCCGAACGGTCATGGAGTGCTCGCACACGCAGCGGCAATCGGAAATGAATTTGTTCAGGATTTTGATTTTGCGCCTGGACAGGTATCACAGGCGATTATTCAAACCTGCGAAAATCAACTCCGCGAAGGCCTATCCAGCGAAGCCCTAGCAAAAGAACTTCGCTTGCGCTGGCGAAGATTCAAAGCAATCCGGCACAAGTGGCCGCAGATCACGCCGGAAATGTTTTTCAGGAAACACTTCGACGACATCGCGTTTCTTGAAGATGGAGCTACGAGAAAACCAGAACCCGGACCAGTCGCACTGGCGTCTGCGAAACATACCGCGCCAGTCAAACTCGCAGCCAAGCGAGGTTTCTCCGGACAGCGGCAATCCCTGAAGCCAAAACCGCCGCCGGATATTCGCGTGATGCCGGATGAATTCACAAACCCTACTGCGAGAGCGCTTGCGTTTCGCGCTCTCAAGGGTGATGCAAATTTCACGAGTGAAGAAATGGCAATCTGGAAGCGGGAATACGACGAAATAGCGGAGAAAAAATCGGCGGAGTATTACGCGAAATGATTGACTACACGCGCTATTGCGAAAACTGCGCTGATACGGCAGGTTTGGTTGCGGAAACCTCACCCACAGGTCAGCGCGTAGTTAGGCCATGCCCATGCAGAGCGTCGAAACTTCCCCAGCTTCGCTGGAATAAAGCCATGTGCGAAGTCGAGGCGTTGAAGGAACTTTCGTTTGAGAATCTCGATGCGAACGTCCCTGGCGCAGATGGAACGCTGGCTATTGCGAAAGGCGCAGCGATGAAATTTTGCGAACAGTGGCCGGTGGGATTGCAGGGCAAGGGGATGATTTTTACGGGAAACTGGGGGCGAGGCAAAACCCATTTGGCCGTTGCCATGCTCAGGTTTTTGATTTTCGAGCGCAACGTGAAGCGTGGCGCATACCTCAACGAGCGTAGGCTTTTCCAGACGATCAGAGAAAGCTACGACGACGAAGCGACTGCGCGCGAGGCCCAGATTTTAAACCCGGTTGTGAACGATTTAGAAATTCTGGCGCTCGATGAGTTGGGCACTGGCAATATGTCGGAATGGAAGCGCGACAAACTAGCAGATATCCTCGACACCCGCATCAACAAAGGCTTGACCACGATCATCACCACAAACTTTTCGATGAAGGAAACGGGCGACAATTCGCTAGGCGAACGCATTGGGCGTCTCTGCTACTCGCGCATTTGCATGATGTGTATTCACCATGCTGTGACCGGTGACGACTTTCGCCAGGGAGACGGCAGGGCAACATCGGAAAAACTTTTGTACTGAAAGAATTTCTAATTTTGGCTCGCAGTCTTCCAGCGACTTTTTGACGCATCCCACAAAGCGGGATTTCACTTGGAGGATTGCGAAATGTCAGCGAATAAAAAAGCAGCGAAGAAACCGAGGGCAAAGGCGATGGACGGCGAGCGGCAGAACCAGCAGCAGCAGCAGCAGGACAGCGAAGAAAACGAGCAGAGCCAGCAGGCGAACGGCGACGACCGCGAGCAGCAGGACTCCGCAGGAAAAGCGCCGGGAAACGGCGATGCTTCGCAGGCACAAAACGCACCTGCGCCACCGCCGCTGCCGTCCGTGTCCGGCAATCCGGCAGCGCCACAGGCGACGGTTGCCGGCGAACTGGCATCGACAGAGCCGCTCGATCACGAGCAGGAATTTTTGCTGATTTTAGCCGCGATTATGTTTTCCAAGCCAACGCTTCACGCCTTGCCCGATGCCTACCAGCACGCGAAAAACCTGGTAGCGATGGCGCAAGCCGATGCGCTGACTGCGAAGCAAAAAGGACTAGCGCCCTACTAGTCTTCAGGGCACCAACGAGCTTTCGCCCGATCCCCAAAAAGGCGAAGGAACTTTGCAGGGTTTACAATCGCCAACCCTGCAATCAGCGCCGCAGTTGGCAACTGCGGCGCTTTTTATTGGCTCGCACCTTTCCAGCGACTTTTTGACCCAGGCTTTTTTCAGAGATTCACTTGACGAATGAGCGCTCTTGCAGGAGTGTCCGGGCTGGAGATGGTTCGCTACCGCGAGCATGGCGCGCAAGCTGTGACGGTACAACTGGCGCTCAACGAACATCTCGCAGTCCCGATGACGGTAGAGCGCGAAGTGTTCTGGGGATTCGACGAGCCGGAAAGACACAAGTGGCTTGCCAGGTGCGCGAGAACCCTGCTCGATGTTTACGGCGATGCGCGGGACGGATGCGTACTCACCGACTACGAAGTCCAGCAAAGGGCAGCAGCCTGAAGCCGGGCAGAGAGGAGGTTGTCTATGACACGTAGATCAACTCGCCGGCGCGCACGTCGGAGAGCACGTAAGGCGGTCTAGGTCAATCAGGACTGGTACAGGGGATTTCCAGCAATAACGCAGAGAGCAGACCGTCACTGCTCTCTGCGAAAAAACGAAGGGAGCAACACGATGGCACTCGACAGACTTGGACCGGGATTCGACAAAGAGGAACTGGCTTCGCCGCTCTACGTCGGACCGAGCAAAGGGCAGGAAGGCTGGACGCCGGCGAATCCGGAGATTCCAGAAACAAGCGACCCGCTGGGCTACATTCCAGCCGATCAACCGAAGCGCGACAGGTACTAAGCAAAATGGCTTCGCCCGTACAAGCCGCGAACGCGCAAAACATTTTGCAGATGTTGGCCGGCGCTGGCGGACCAACGAGCGGCGCCGCGCCAGCGGGAACCCCTTCTCCGCAGGCGCAGGCGCTCGCAGCCGCTACGCAGCAACTTGACGGGGCAAACCCGCAAGGCATGGTGACGATGTTGCGGCAGATCAACGATGCGCTGGCGCAGGGCTACCTGATGGCGGCGATGCGGATTCCCGATATGGCCGAGGACATCTCGAAGGCGCGCGCCAGCATTGAACGCGCGATCAAAAAAGCACAGACCGCAGCGCAGGTTGTACAGCAGGTTCAACCGATCATGAATTCGGCCGGCATCGGTCCGATACCGAGCGCAAGCGCAGGCGGAGGCCCGGACATCGGCGCACTACTCGCAGCAGGCGCACCAGGAGCGTAGACACATGGCAGTGAATATAAAAGCCGTTCTCGAAGACAAGACGAAGTATCCGGACGACGCGAAGTTTACGCTGGGCGGCGAGGAACTGACATTCGCGGAATTGCGCCGGCAGAACGCCGAATCACACGGCGATATCGAACGGCAGTTGACGGCGCGCAGCCAGGAGCTTGACAACAAGCAAAGATTGCAGGAGCAGGCAGTCACGACGCTTGCGACCGTCCTTGAGCGGGTTTCGCTGGCTACCGGACTGACCTACGACCAGTTGGTGAAAGGCGAGATTCCCCCCAGCATGAAGCAGACAGTTGCGGCGATCACCCAGAACACGCCGACGGCCGGCGGTATCGCGCTGAAGGATGACCCGCTGTACAAACCGCTGATTGACTCTGTGCTCACGCCGATGAGCAACGATGTGGGATTGCTCAAACAAGCGCTGGGAACGGCAATCAATGCATACCGCGACGATCACGCGCGTCTTGGGTGGATGGACTACCTGCTTTCTCCGGACAAGCCGAAAGACTTTTCTGCGAAGTATGAAGACGTGCTGCAAACCGCCGTCAACAAGGGCTACAAAGACTCGCTTGGTTTCCCCGATGTAGGCCGCGCCGCGCGCGAGATGGCCGGTCCGGTGATTGCGAAGGCGGACACCGAGAAGGTACGCAAGGAAGGCTACGACGAAGGCTACAAAAAAGCGCAAGCCGAATTTCTGGGACAGATGGGAGCGCCGCAGCCAGGGACAGGCGGCATCTCGTTTGAGGCGGCGCCGACAAAAGGCAAAGACGGCAAAGTGCCGACCATCCGCGAGCAACTGGATGAAGCGTTCAAAGATCCAGCCACAATCGGCGCGATGTTCGGCGGATCAGTGCAGTAAAAAGTAAAAATTGTTCGACAAAGCGCAGCGAAAAGACGTGAAGGGGAATTCAAGCCAGGAGATACGAAGATGGCATTCGGCGCAGTAGGAACTGGAATCAACACCCCGACCGCAGCATTGACGGCGACGATGAACGCCATCACTGAGAAATTTATTTATCCGGTTATTGCTGACAACGTTTTTCTTCCCTCGATTCTTTTCTGGGCGATGCAGAGACAGGGCAAGAAGTTCGGCATGGGCGAACTTATCTACCCGGCGATGTACCAGGAGAACCTGAGCGGCGGCGCTTACTACGGCACAGAGATATTGACGCCGAACGTAGTAGACACAGTGCAGCCGATTGACCAGCGCTGGAAGCCGTACTATCAAAACGTATCCATACCGGTTACAGATATCGTGCTCAATCGCGGGTCCGCAATGGACATCATCAACACGAAATGGATTGAAGCAACCGGATCACTGCTGATGAAATTGTCACGCGCGAACTTTCACCAGTCTCCGCAGAACACATCCCAGGACATTGACGATATCGACAGCTGGGTATTTCAGCAGACGAACGTGATTGGCGGAATTGACCGCAGCCAGGCGGCAAACAGTTGGTTCAAGGCGCAGGCGCCGGTGAACGCGAGCAATGCAGCCTTGACGCCACAGGTCGCCAATAGCGGGTTCGGACTGGTGGGACAGTTCGGTTACGATCTGCCGGACATCCTAGTGATGCCCCCTGTCAGCTTCTACAACTTCCAGAATTCGTTCACGCAACTGATTCGCTACACGAACAACATTCAGGACGAAGGGGCGATGCAGGCGGGATTCCGCTCGCATTTCATCTTCAACACAGCGCTTGTGTTCCCCGATCCGTTCACGCCGACCGGCAAGAGCTACTTGCTTAACAGCAAGTACATTTTCCCGGTTTGGCACAGAGCCGATTACTTCGTGTGCGATCCGTTCATCCAGCCGTCGAATCAGCGCGTCCTTGTCAGCAATCTGTACACGACTTGGCAGGTTAGCTGCATTTCGCCGCGCATGAACGGCAGCTATTTCAACGTGAACTAAGTTTGCCTCTCCCTTACCGGTTCGACCGGCCGAGATGCCGGCGAACCGGGGGAGAAGTTCAGGAGAAGCAGAGATGACACAGCAAGCAACTTCGCCGTTTGTGCAGCCGTCAGGCAACGCAATGCTGGGACTCGGCGCGCCGATTATCCAGACCTACGATGTGACAGTACTGGCAGCGACAGGAACCATCACGCTGACGCCGGCAACATCGCAGACGAACGCGCAGCCGTTCACGAAAGCCCGACTCCGCATGAAGTCCTCAGCCGTGAATGCGGCGACCACTATCACAATCGGAAATGTGACCGGAAGCGATGGAACGAATACCGTCATCCTGCACAACGCGGAACTGGCGACGACCGCAGCCGGCGCGAATTTCGACGTGAACATGATTCTGTTGAGTGACCTGCAACTGACCAGCATCAGTTACACCGTGACACTGGCCGGCACAACCACTGCGGCGACGATCAGCAGCGAGTTGTACGGGAATCCGTAGCGAATAGAGAAGGGACCGCGCAATGTTCGTGGGCGATGTATTGCTTTCGGCGCGGGAAGCGGTCCCCGACCTACCAGGGGTCATTCCGGCGCCCGGCGCAAACGATCTGATATTCAACCAAACTGCGGGAGCGGGGAACCCGCTTCCGGTTGGCAACTACTTTCTTGTCGCAACCTATGTGAATCTCTGGGGCGAGACTTCGCCGGGACCAGAGACGCAGATACAGGTAACGCTGGGCAACGCGATTCTGGTCAGCCTGACGCAGCTGAATCAAACGACACTGCAACTTGCCGCGATCAACATTTACATGGGCCAGTCATCAGGCGGAGAAGTGCAGCAGTTCACCTTTCCCGCGCCGCTCGCCGGACCGTACACCATCGGCAGCAACACCCCCTTTACCATCGTGACTCCGCCGATGGGGAACAGCGCATTCCTGCTCGACAGCGGAGGCCCGGTCGCCAGTGCCAGCCAGATATTTCGCTGGCTGACCGACGCGCTGAATCGGCTGTCTGGGCTGAATGGAGGGATACCAGACTTCAGTGGCTTCGGTACGCAGGTAGGTAAAGCGAATTACCAAGTCCCCGGCGACTGGCAGAGCATGAATGATGCCTGGTATGACGGCTACCCGCTGATGATGGGATCTTCGAGCCTAGTCTTTCGCCACAACACCATCACAGCGCTGTCCGGCATGATGAGCTTCACGCAAGTGGCGGACACTCTTGTCGTGGAACTGTTCGCGCAAGCCAACCGAACAGCAGGCATCGGCAGCTTGAGCGTAGCCATGAATCAGCTTTCCGCCGTGGCGCAAACTGCCGGTTTTACTGGATGGGTTTTGCCGTTCGGACTGGCGATGCTGGGCAGTCCGCCGATCTACGAAATTGTTTCCTACACCATGCAGGGCAACAACCTAGTTAGCCTAGTGCGCGGTTTGGGTGGAACGAACGCCCAGACGTGGCAAGCGGGTACGCCGGTTTCGGAACTTAACTGCATGTTCAAGGGACTGCGCGCGCCGCAGTTGTACGCGCCGGGCATGGCGGCAAACACACTGCGCCTGCCGTCTTCGTGGATTCCGCTGATGCACCTGTATTTGCTGGCGAGGTATCGCAGGATCGAACAGCAGGAGCAGGAAGCGGCGCAACTGATGCAGCAGTTTGAAGCCGGGGCGAAGGAAGCGACGAAGAAAAAGCCGGTTCTGGGCGACAGGCAGATTCAGCCGCAGGACAGCGTGGGCGTAGAAATTTTTCCATTGCTTTCGCGTGATTTTGGCGGCGGAATAATTCCTATCTTATTTATTGTCATTATGTTAGGAGGCCTATTGTCGATTCTGTGATTAAAGTCCCATGACTTCGCTGTTCGTCATTCGTATTTCATTTTGTATCTTCGTTTTATGAATAATCGCTTCTTGGCGAAGATTTTCATTTATGTCCTAAAGCATCCAGTGACACAACAAGTCCAATACGTCGGTAAAACCAATAACCCTCGCATTCGGCAAAAGGGACACCGTAATTTGCGGGGCACTACGCGATGCGACCGCTGGAAACGAGAGCTAAAAGCGCGTGGTTTCGAGCCTGTACTAGAAATAATCGAAGAGTGTCTGCCAGGAACGAACTGGGAAGAAAGAGAACGCTATTGGATACAGTATTACAAGAATGCCGGCTGCAATCTGATGAATATATCGTCAGGTGGTTGCAGCCCACCAATTCCGAACCACATATCGGAAAACACACGAAAATTTCTCCGCGAACGGTTTCTTGGCAGACCGATTCCACCCGAACAGCGCGCACAAATTTCCAAATCTCTGACAGGGAAAAAGCAATCACCTGAAACTGTTGCGAAACGAAAAGCAACAATCAACGCGAACCGCATAGCGAAGGGACTTAAACCCTGGGAGTTTGGAAGAGATAAAGAAGGAATTAATCGCTATTTTCGTGAATATGATGATCGTCGCGCACGCACGAGCGGTCGTCCTATCGTCTACAGTCCGGAATGGACTGCGAAGCGTCTCGCTTCTTTCAATGCGACAGTTGCAACGCTGACACCGGAACAGCGCAAACAACGCGCCGCACACCTGAATGTAAATCCTGTTCGCTACTGGCTGGGTAAAAAGCGCGAATCACCGTCAGAAGAAACACGAGAAAAACGCCGGCAGAGCATGTTACGCACCGTGGCGAGAAAGAAAGGGATTATTCCTTAGAGGCGGCGACCATCTTTGCCGAAGAGCCAGGGACGCTGGTCCGGATGAATGCCGTGGCTGTAGAGCCAGTTTTCAAAGCGCAGCTGGCGCATCTGACGGGAACGGTTGACCTGGTTGCGTTCGCGGAAGGCGAACGCGGCAATGACGACGAAGACCAAAATGGACAGTAGCATGACAGTTCATCATTTCATACTGCCGTCATGCTGTCTATACGGAAAGGGGAAGTATGAAAATCGCTGATGTAGTGAACAAGCACACCAATGCGACGAAGGCACTTTTCGGAGTAGTCATCGGAGTGGCCATCTTCGCGCAGTTTCCCCTGGGAGAAAGGCTGATGCGGTCAGCCGCGCAGAGCCATCCTCATTTGTCATCGCTTCTGACCTTGCTAGTAGGCGCCGGCTTTCTCCTTATGCGTCCGAACGTGCAGGCGAAAATCAAGAGCGCAACCGGTATCGACCTGGCAGCGGAACAAAGCAAACTGCAACAACAGGGCGAGAACCTGCAAAAAGCGAAGCAGGAATTTCAGCAGGCAGCGCAGCAGGGAACACAGGCGATAGACAAAGCAAAGCAGATCACCGAACAACCACAGAAGGGAAAGCCATGAACCGGCTGACGACAGAAGCGCTGATACGGAAGCATGAAGGCGTGGAATATGTTGCCTATGACGACAGCGAAGGCATACGGACTATCGGAATCGGATTCAACTTGCAGAAGGAAGGCGCACAGAGGCGCATCGGCGCGCTTGGACTGGACTATGACGCGGTATTTTCCGGCGCCTGCACACTTACCGACCAGCATTGCAGCGCACTGTTCAGCGTTGACCTGGACGACGCCATAGAGCAGGCGAGCGGCATCGTCTCGAATTTCAGTCTTCAGCCAGATGACGTGCAGAGCGTAATTGTGGACATGGTGTACAACCTGGGCGCGGCGGGATTCCAGAAATTCACGAAGGCGATTGCCGCTTTTGAGGACAAGGATTACTGCACCGCAGCAGCCGAACTGCAAAACTCGTTATGGGCGCGGCAGGTTCCGAGCCGGGCAAAAGAAGACATTTCGATGGTGAAGGCTTTCTGCAATGCCGCTTGAATGGAAAGTAGTATCGCAGCGGAACTGGTTGAAAGGTCTTCAGGCGACTTTCAACCGCTTCAGCCAGCCGCAGGGCGTCACCGTCCGGCTGTCAAACCTGCTGTACGACATTCGCGGCGGACTCCGCACGACCGACGGCAGCGAGATTTTCACGCAACTTTTGGGCGCAACTCAGACCGAAGGCCCGATTAACGAAATTGCTTTGTACTCGCCATCGGGACAACAGCCTTACTACGTCGGCATTATGAAGAGTAAGGAAAACCAGCTTCCCGCGCCGGCGGCGCCGACACTTCTTTTTTTGACCGTGGGCGGAGCAATTACAAACATTGTGTATGCCGGACCGCCGGCGTCCATCGCAACCGTGACTTTTGCAGCAGCGCACAATCTGACGGCGAACAGCAACAGCAACGGACAGTTGATTATTACCGGGAACACGAACAGCGTATTTAATATCACTGTTCTGTTCTCGCAGATCCAGATTCTCAGTCCTACAACCATATCCATTGTCTTCAATAATTCGGCAACGCAGAGCGGAACCGGCGGGAGCATGACGACCGCGCTGGCCTCAAGCATGGGTTTGCCACTGACTTACAGCGTGACTGCGAGCGACGGACAGGGAGGCGAGACGCCGGCGTCGCCGTCTATTACCGGATCAGCAAGTCCGCCTTACAACGCAGTGCAAATCAGCTGGACGGCTGTACCTGGTGCGGTTGGCTACAACGTGTACGGACGCATGACCGGCTCAATCGGACAAATCAACCAGAACGGGAATCTGCTCGCGGGACTGGTAACAGGCACTTCGATGGTGGACCTTGGCGGAGTGGTGAACCCGCCGCAACCGCCAACGACAAACACCACACAGACAGTCGTGGTGTACCTGATGACTGCGCCGACATTTCAGCAAGTTCTAGGCGTCTTCCCGTCGTATTTCGCGCCAGCGCTGGGCAACATCCCTGGCGCGAGTTCGCCGCCACCGAACACGCAGGGTTTTGCCACGCCGGAAGGCGGAGTGCCGGGCGCGACCGGACCGCTGCCGCAAATCCTGCAATTTGCAAATGAACTGATTTTTGCTTTCGGCAACGGTTATCCGCCGCAGTATTACCTCGACCAAGCATCCGGCGGCGATTTGAACCTGCATCCCCTGCAAAACACTTTCAACGCGCAGTACACGGACTGGCAGGCAAGCGTTGCCTGGAACCAGGGCGACACGATTAAAGACAGCGTAAGCGGAGGACTGTTTCAGGCAACACAGGCAGGAACATCGGCCGCGACCCGTCCGGCCTTCAACAACACGCTGAATGCGTTGACTCCGGAAGTCTCGCCGGGCACAGTGGTCTGGAAGTGCATCGCTACCAGTTCGACAGGCACACCGCTGCGCGGCGCCGCCTGCGAGATTGTGTATGCCGGCAGCTTATGGATTGCGAACACCTGGCCGACGACGACGAGCGACCAACTGGACGGACCGAACTGCATCAAGATGTCCGACGTGAATAATCCGAACAGCTGGAACCCGGCAAACGTCGCCTTTCTCGACAAGGACGACGGCGACCAGATTACATCGCTGGCGACATTCACCATTGCCGAGAGCGGTATTTCACCGACCGGAAGCCTGGTAGTGTTCAAGAATTTCAGCACCTACCAGATAACCGGCGTGTTTGGCGATCCGAATTTAACCATCCAAAAAGCGCAGACCGACATGGGCAACGTGGCGCCACGAACGACGCAGTTCATTCCCGGCTACGGCATCACGCGATTGACACATCTGGGATTCGCATACTTTGAAGGCGTCCGCGACAAATTGATTTCGGAAGAGATTCGGCCGTACCTGTTTGGCGGACCGCCGGACATCGCGCCGATTGACTGGAACTATGCCTATCTTTCAAAGGCAGCGCAGGCAGCAGATCCGCCGATGTACGTTGCAGCGTGTCCGATCAAACAGCCGGTACTAACCGGAGTGACGGTGCACGGAACCGCTGGACCATCGACGCTTTTTGTTCGCGTCGAACAACTGGTGAACGGCAACCCGGTTGCGATCACACCGGAATTTCAAGTTACTTATTCGGGCGCGGCAGCGTTCACGGTAACGACGCCGGGACAGGTGACAGGTATTACCTACCGCGTGTTTGCCGGTTCCGTTCCAGGCGGAGAAAACGTGTTTGTAGAGCAGCCGTTATTTTTCAATCAGACAGTGACACTGAGCAGCATGACGCCTGGTTTTCTGAGTTTTGGGAATGGCGGACTGACGCGAATTTTCGCTTATGACCTGGTGCAGAAACAGTGGGCAGTCGTAGACCTGCCGTTCGCTATCAGCGCGCTGAAGCAGATCCGTTCGCCGGGAACAGTACCGATCACCATTGCTGGGGGCGCGAACGACGGCGCGGTACGCAGGCTGTTTTCGGGCGATGTCACCTGGGACACAGGGGGACAGATTATCTGGGCGATGCGCGCCGGCGAACTGTACCAGCAGGGCGCAAGCGCTAAAATGTTTTTCCGGCGTCTGGTGATTCGCGGGACGAACAATCTGAATGCGCTGCTGACGGTGACAGTGAACCTACAGGGAACCGATGCAGTCATGGGACGCGGGACGACGAATCACTATCTGGGCGGACCGAACGGCGCGCAGCAATGGGAACTGAGAATCGACATTATGAAGGACGCAGAAAACGCGAACGTGATGCTATCGGGATCAGGCCCGGCGCAGATACAACTTGACAGCATCGACTGGTATGTAAAGCCGAAGCAGAGCGGCGCACCAGTGACGATTCAGAAATGACTGCCTACTACAACGAACGCGATTCCAGCAAAGCCGAATGGCTGCGGGAACTGATGAAGGCTGGAGTCATTGCACCAGGGGACATAGATGAGCGAAGCATCAGGGACGTGGCAGCAGACGATGTTCGAGGATGCCGAAGCAGCCAGGGCGTTCATCGAAGCCTGCATGTAAGCCAAATAAAACTGAGAAAAAGCGCGCCTAACTACTGGCGCAAGGAGAGAGCAACGATTCCGTATGCAGGCACAATGGTAACGGCCGTCGCAGTGTTTGGAGTGGATGCCTCAAACTGCATCGTGCGGGTACGCAGCATTCCCTGTGTCAGCGAAAACTCCTGCCCACGCAGGGAACGGATGCCGAGGTTGTCCATGCGGATCACAGTGCTGATGGCCTTATCGCCGGGATTGATCAGCACCATGTCGTCAGCGTTCGCGGTATAGAATGTCGCACCGATGAGACCGGCGGGCAGTGCCGGCGTGGGCAGCACGGTTGCACCGGTCTCTAGCCCCAGGTACACAGGGTCAGTGAAAAGCTGATAGGCCGCATATTGAGGGTAAGTCTGGAAGGTCTGGCCGCTCGCTGGCAGTTGGCAATTCATCTGGTCGTTGAGAATCCCCAACAGGCAAAAGTAGTTTTTCGAGTCACTGGCCATGAAGAACACTAAGCGATCAGGGAGGCGCTGCGCGCCATCGTTGACAACGTTCATCCAATCAGTGACGGCGATAGCGTTCCATAGCGCTCCATAAGCGTTGGAACTTTGGCAGCAAGTCGGCTTGTAGGCCCAATTCGAGTTGTACTCAGTGATATAAATGGGTGTCGTCGCAGCGTTCGGCTGTTTGCCAGCGCGGACATATCGCTCTGTGTCCCGATAGTAATAGCTCAGTCCATTGGCGCCTTGCGTGGCTTTGAGCAGATAGGGCCAATCCATCCTTTGATCGATGTCCCACTGCCCGGTGATGTACAAATGCCACGAGTAAAAATCGACATAAGGCGCAGTACGGCTATCGCCCAGGAAGGCAGGTATCCATGTGGCATTGTTAGGCGCTGGCGATGCCAATGCGGGACCGCCGACCATTCCTCCCGGCTTGAGCGTTTTCTTTACTGCGGGCGCGGCTGCGGCGTAAATGCTGAGGTAATTATTCAACGGATCCGAACTGCACAGCGACACGCTGGAATCAGGCTCATTCCAGATTTCGTATTTCTGGCCGGGATACAGGCTTTCGACGTGCGCGCTAAGTTCGGCGGCATACTTTGCCCACTGGTTGACATCGGTAGGCATGGCGCAATAGCTCGAACCCAGGTTCGGCGGGGTTCCGGTGATGACGATGATGGGCGACAATCCCGCTTGCGTTCCACGCGCGAGTTGCCCGTCAAAAGCCGTGAAATTGGCCGAACCCGTCTTATAGAACACGTCGAGCGGGGCGAATATGCGGTTGCCCAAGAGTTGAATCGAGGTAATCTTGCGAATACCTTCAGCATCGCTCAAAGTAGAACCCACGCCACCAGCCCCAAAGTACATCGCGGGCATGAGTGCGCCGCCCTTGCGGTTGGCGAAATCGACCGCAATTTTCTGCGGCCTCGGACCGCCGGACAGCCAGAGCACAAGCAAAACGGTCACGGTCACGGCCAGGATGATGAGTGCCAGTGTCTTTTTCATAGTGCGATTTTACGGCCGCTGGCAAGGCGAGTTGACCGAATAAGCTTAACGGATGAGCAGGTTATGCCCGGAACCGAAGAGAAGCAGGAAGACCAGTAGGCCGAAGGCAAAGCAGATCCGACCTGTCTCCTGCGCTTTGGCATTTGCGGCGAGCAGGTAAATAATCAGTCCGAGAATGCAGACCAGCAGGGGAAGCAGTATCACGATCATGGTTTTTTCAACCTCCGATTCTGAGATGCGGATTTTGCTAAACTAAGAAAAGCCCTGCCAGCGTCCAACCGGCAGGGGCAGTAGATACTACCGAAGCAGTACCCTGATTAGCGCAACGATAGCCAGCAAAAACCTGACTATCAGAGAAAGCCAGTCGTACAAACTGGCTTTTCTTTTTTCCACTAAAAACCTCCGTTTCTCCTGCACCGATTTTTCAATCGACGCAAGCCCTTGCCGCGCGCGGAAGGTGGACGACGAAACGGAGAACTGCGTTTCTCATTCTACAATCGGGCGCATGGTCTGCCGAAACCTGGAACCGAGTGACCGACTGCCCTGGACGACAGACGAAATGGGATGGCGCCGGGAGCAGCTGGACAGGCGTACTGTCTGGGTAGCAATCGCGCCGGATTCGCAGTCGATTCGCGGCATGGTGATTGCCGCAGAAGTACACCAGACGCTATTGATTCTCCGGATGCTGGGCAGCGGCGGTGCCTGGATACGTCCTTTGTGGCGTCATATTCGGCTCGCATGTTTCCAGCGACAAATTACATCCTTCTGGACATTTGCCGACAATGAGAGGCAGGCAGAAGCGCGCCTTATCCGGTTGCTGAAGAAAGACACGGCGACAACAGGCGAGTGGAAGCCAGCGCAGATGTTTGCGTTTGCGGGGATCTGGAATGCCATTCCTGGCCGGACTAGCTCCATTACTAACGGCGGTAGCGGCGGCGGGTTCGCTGGCAGCGACGGGCTACGAATTGGCGAACCAACCTTCTTCTGCGACGGACGCGAAGCAAGTACAGGCGCAGACGGCGGCAGAGAAGGCGGCGCTGCAACAGCAGCAGAAAACGGCGTTTCTGGCAGCACAGCCGGGCATCCAATCGCAGACCAGCGGATCATTGACGCCGACCGCGTTCAACGCGCTGACGGCGACGACGGCGGGAGTACCTTCCGATCTAAACTCTTTACTCAGATTTTTGGGGACGGGAGCAGGAACGGGAACAGGTAGCGCGCCGGTATCAGGCGGACTGACGGGAACCACCGGACAAACAGGACAACCAACGAGCACAGACTTGCAGACGCTCTCCGATCTGCTGAAGGCGGCATAGCGATGGAGATGCTTACGAGTTTAGGCAGTTTTCTGAGCAGCAATTCAGCGCCGTTGAATTCGCTTCTCGGCATAGCCGGCGCGGGAACGAATATCTATTCCGGCATCCAGCAAATGCAGGAAAACAACCGGCTGCTGGGAGCACAGAAGTACGTCACCAGCCTGTTGCAGAATCCGACGAAGATGGCCGCAGCGACCGCCGGTTACACGCAACCACTGACAGCGGGACTGACAAGCGATATCACGAACCAGGTGCAGGCGAACCTGGCCGAGCGCGGCATGGGATCTTCGCCGGCTGCATTTACGCAGCAGCTTACCCAGGCGCTTGCGCCGTACATCCAGCAGAACCAGCAGACAGGACTGAATGCCCTGATGCAATCGCTGGGCCTGTTGAACAACCAGCGGACTGTAGCTTCGCCCTTTATGGACATTTCAAAACTGCTGGCACAGCTGAAGATTCCGCAGGCGGCGCCGGATTCGATGTCTGACCTGTTCGGGAGCGCAGATCCGCTGATGCTGGCTCCTCCGCCGTCATCCGTGACCCTGCCGGCCGGCGCTTTGCTGCCGAGCCTGCCAGCGCCGAGCGCGCCGGACATGGGGGATTAGCGACATGGCAGCAGGAGCGATTTTCGGCGCACTGAGCGGACTGGCGAACCTGGGCGAGCAAAAAGCCGAAGCATCGCAAATAGCCAGCGACGAGATAGTACGCCGTCTTTTGCAGAAGCAGCAGACGCAGGCATTCCGGACGCAGCAGCAGGAAGCAGCCGAGCGAATGCGCGAAGGCAATCTTCGCCAGCAGGAAACAAGCCAGCGTCTGCTGACGGGAAAGCAGCTGATACCGCTGGGAACGGCGTTTGTATCCGGCGGGAAACAGTTCCAGCGCTTCCAGAACCCGCTGACCGGGGAAATATCAATCCAGGAGCTTGCCGGGCCGATTCCGGAAACGCCGGAAGAGCAGATGAATCGCGCATTGACGGCAATCGGCTATACGGAGGCGGACCGCCGCGACATCATCAACCGCAAGTTCGGTGGAAAGTTGACGGAAGACAAGCTAATAGAGCCAGACCCAAACAGCTACACAGGATTTAGCGCGGTCCGCAGAGATGAATACGGGAACAAAATATGGTCAGTACCAGCACTTCCGCCGCGCTTCATGGCACCGACCGAGACGACGGGTACGACGACCGATCCGGCAACTGGCTTGACGACGACGCGAACCAACATCCGGCGGCCGCTGATTCCCGGCGTGACCGGGCCAGTTGCCCTGCCGTCGTCTATACCGCGCACAGTACCGTCTGGGGGCGCTTCTGGCGCGCCGGGGAGCGGTCAGGCTACCATCCCCGCCGCCAATCTCCCGAAGCCGCAGGGCGCGCCTGTTACGGGACCGGGCACCGCACCAGGCGGACCGATCCAACCCGCAGCCGGACCAATGAACGTAGGTCCGTTCCGAGGACTGGACGCACAAGGCGAAATTCCGCCACGGCCGGGATTGCCAGATCCGATCCGGCAATACGCAAATGACATTCTGACTGGCCGCGATGTCTCGAAGATTCCGCAGCGTCTTCGCGGGCTGGCTGAATCATGGGCGCGCGCTTACGGCTGGAAGGGTCAGGGTTCGCTGACGCCGGCACAGCAAATGCAGATTCAGCAGGTAGATAATTCGCTGCGCGCCATCTCGACACCGGAAGTTTTGAAACTGTTCGATTCGCCCTGGGCCGTGGAAATGTCAACCCTGCCGGTAGACCCGAAGACTGAAGGTGGATTTACCGGACTGATACAGGCGCTTCAGCGTAAGGCGATTCCCCAGGAATATGCCGATTACATGGACAAGCTGATACGTCTGCGCGGCGTGATTGCCGGCATTCGCGGATTTACCGGAGCGAACAATAGCAACGCGACGGCGGACAGACTGCTGGCGGAACTGCCGAACTTCAACAACACCAAGAACGGACAGGACGCAGCGACAAAGTTGAGTCAGCTGCGAACGGAAATTTCGATCATTAAGCGTCTGGGCTACTTCGTCCCCGACGACCAGGCGCCGCAACCGCAGGCGCAGCCAGCCGATCAAAACGCGCCGCCACCAGGCGCTAAAGTAAGGGACTTCAGCCAGCTTGGACCCTAGATGCCAGACCAGTTTCAGTACGTGCGACTGCCGGACGGCAGTTACGGCAAATTCGCCGCAAACGCGACGGACGCGCAGATTCGCGCACAAATAGCGAAGAATTTTACCAGCATTCCCGCGAAGACGCAGCCGGCAGACACGTTCAAACTGATGTCAGAAAAGCCCCCGGAGAATGCGCGCTTTCCGGCGCTGGGCCGGACGGGATACCGAGCAGCGGACTTTTTGCTAAATCTTCTCCCTGGCGCTGGCGCCGCACTTGGCGGTATGCAGGTGGAAACCGGACCGGGCGCGGCCGCAGCTGCGGCGCTGGGCGGCATGACCGGAGAGCGAGCACAGCGCTACCTTCAGGATTTGCTGTACAAAGACCTTCCCAGCCAGACCGCGCGCGAGGCGCTGACCTCGATGGGGACGCAGGGCATTCTGGGCACAATGCAGGAGTTTGGAGCACGTCTGCCGGGAAAACTTGTCGCACCAGCTATGCGCGCCCTATTAAAATCGGCGGAAACAATTCCGACAGAAGCGGAAAGCACAACCATATCCGGACGCGCGCGCCAATGGCTGATGAATAAGCTGTCTCCGGTAGAGCGGTCAGCGCCGGCGTCCGGTCCGCTGACGCCTGGGCAGGCGACAGGAAACAAGATGCTGCAAACTGCTGAATCAACGCTGGAACACTGGCCGGGATCCGCCGGCCAGATGGAGAAAATGGACGCCCGGCAGTTGGCCTATGTAAATCAGGCATTTGACGAACAACTGAATGCGATAAGCAAACAGAACTTGTCACAGCAACAGACGGCAGAACAGATACAGAAACTTGTGAAAGGCGCAGAAGAAAAGGCAACACGACAGGCAGAAGACGCCTATAAGGCGGCCTACGGCAAGGTGAAGACAACGCTGGGAATACCGCAGGATGCGACAAAAGATGAGATAGAAGCATTTATGAAGCAGCGTGCGAATCCAGCGTCCGTCTATGACCCCTATCTGAAACAGAATTTCACTTTACCAGGCAAAGACGTATCGGTAGCGCGCGAACAACTCGCAAATGCGGACAGATTGTTTCAGGCAGAAAAAAACCGCATACGATCTAAATTTGCGATGCGGATTATCAACACCGACAATCCGGAGTTGATCTATGGATACTTCGCTAAAGGCGGATCGAGACAGGCCGGCATTCTGAGAGCGATGCCCCCGCAAGTGCGGCAGAATGTTGCGCGTAATGTCTTGGAAAATTTCATCGCCCCGGCGCGCGAGGTGACAGCAGGCGAAACGCCGGGAGAGATTCTAAGTGTGGCGAAACTTTCAAAATCGCTGGACGACGGATTGAGAGCATTGGAAAAAAATGGCGGAAAGAGCTACGCCAGCACAATTTTTGATGATCAGTACGACAAGATCATTCAAGCGAACCAATACCTCAAAACGATTGCCAAATCGGAAAGCGGTCTTAGCGGGAAGATGCACATAGCGGCGCTGCTGACCGAGTTAATTGGAATCCCCGCGACAACCCTCAGCGCGGGACTTATGAGCGGTCATCCGATGGAAGGAGCGATGGCCGGAATGGTGGCCGGGCCAGCTGCGGCGGCATTGGACTACATGGCGATGAAGACGTTCGCCTGGGCGCTGACCAATCCAGAGAAAAGCGCAACGCTATTGCGATTACTGCGCGGGGCTGCGGCGACAGCGGTAAGGGGAGGATTTGCGGTAGGACAAGAACTACAAAGCAGTCCGGCGTACTATCCGTTGCCGAAATTGGAAATGCCGAGCGCGCAGCCATGAATCCAGACGGGCAAGGTAGGCATTGCGCCAGACAGGGGGGGGCGCAGCCTTTTTGTTGCTACTGTCAGCGTCAAGACAGGCGATAAAAAAATATATCCAGGGAGCGAAGAAAATCAGAAGGGGAACGCAGATCACGAAAACCACAAAAAGTTCCATGACATTAAGTATATAACAAGAAATTTTAAGAAATTTTAAGAAAATCAGTCGGTTCGGCCTTTCCAGCGACGGCCCAGCTTTCAGACCTACGATGGGGGCAGTGTCGCATGAGAAAGATATGGCTGCTGTTGGGCATCGCAATGCTGGCGAAACCTGCATACGAACATGGAGCAGGTTACACGCAGGTAACAGGAACGAAGTTCTGCTATCAGAACGGCAGCGTAACAGCCGCATTCGTGAACCAGAGCGGAGGTTCAAACCTGCCGCTTTTGAATGGATCTGTCTTTCCGCAAACAAATGTGACGACGTTCGACAGCAACGGAGTGTTCAGTTTTTATCTGGCGGACAATAATCAGATTTTTCCGACGCCGAGCCAATGGAAAATCACGGTTTGCGGCAAGAGCGCGGGACAGCCGCCATGCGGCGCGGTCACAGTGACGGTGACGGGACCGACGACAGACATCAGTTCGCAGATTGCCAGCCTGTCGTGCGGCAGCGGCGGCGGCGGAGTGACGCCAGGCACAGCCGGAACGGTTCCCGTATACCAGCAGCCCGGCGGCAATACGCTGATTTCGTCGAACATGACCGTCGATTCGACGGGAAACAATTTCAGCATTCCAAACTCCACGTCAAAACTGCCGAGGATCAACCTCACCTTTCCAGACTTCGGCACTCCGGCTGGCTGTTCTGGGCCTGCGTCTCCTCTAAACACGGACAACACCTGCCAATTTAACGCTGCTGTAGCATTTGCGAAATCGCAAGGCGTGGGGGGGTATTATCCGTCCATCTATGTTCCTGGGCTTAACTTTAAGTTTACTGGAACAATTGTCACTACAGCTTGCATTGGGATGATTGGAGATGGTAAGGCCATCTCAAGTTTGCAGGAAATGAATCCTACTGCCGATCTAATTGACATCAAAAGTGACCCAAGTTTCCCATGCACCGCTTTCCCAAACGGTGCCACTTATCGTGATCTTCAGTTTATGGGTAACGGTCACAATACAACTGGCGCTCTCATGGTGCAATACTCAGACGCCGGAGTACAGCTTGATAATGTCACTTTTACTAATAACGCTGGCCGCGGCCTTGTAGTGTATTCGGCATCAGAAAGAACGAATGGCGTAAACTCTACATTCTCAAATATCGGCACGATATCTATTGATAATGCTACTTATGAGCGGAGGTGGTTCGGCCTTACAGTTGGCACTCCGGGCCAGAGCGGAGATGGATTTTGCTATACGGTCAACTGCCTAAATCACAATCTGACTCTTGTTCCCCCCATGCCACCTGCGAGCTATACGCTCATTTCTGCTTCGGGCAATGGGACAAACGCAACCTATGTCATGCAGGGCAATTCCGGGGTATCGCCACTTTCTGCGAACGATCCAGTCGTAGCAGCTAACATTACAGGCACAACTGGCTTAAACGGTGTGTCTGTCATCACCGCTGTCAGCAACAACACTCCGATTGCGGGGCAGTTCACGCTGACAACAAACAACAATGCAAGCGGCACTGGAACAGTGACAGGCGCTACCCTGCAAACAGGTCTATATCCCGAAAATCGTCACGCAGCTATCTGGGTAGGCTATGGATTCTTTAATTGGTTTGCGGGCGGCGAAATGAAGTCATTGACCTATGAACCAGCTTTCAAATTCACAAATGGCACAGATCAGCGAATGACAAGCCTGTATACCGAGGGATTTAGCAATTCGGTCAATGCATCCACGCTTTACATGGGTCTGCCCGACCAACTTATAGGGAATGGCACGACGACAATTTGCACCGTGGGAGCCACTAATTATTCATGTGTTCCGGTTACGCAAATTTCAGAGATGTGGTGGCCAGAATACGCTGGCTATGCCGCTGACCTCCCTACCTATGCAGCGACCATCACGCAATCCAAAACAGCTTATATCTTTCCATCCAACTACGTGCCCGGCAGCACCAATCCTTCTACGACCCCCGGAGTTCAGCAGGGACAGTATGAAATAGCAACTGTAGCGGTCGCAAATGATACCGGGCTGGCTTATTTCATCACCCGCAATCTAGCAGGCTCGACAGCGCCTGCAAACTCGACGTGGGTCAATCCCATTATTGATGGGACTCCAACCTCGGGGGCCACATTTCTAAATGGGCTGACAATGGAGGACATACATTATGCCGCTTATGCTCCGGGCAGTTTGCAGGCTGGCTATGCTCCGGCATGTATAGACGGAACTATTTATCAATGCTCAGAAATTCAGACAGCGATGGATGACGGCTATATCCATTTTCAGGGCGGCTGGGGTTCTTCCAGCAGCCCTACGGTCTCAATGGCTAGTATATTAAACCTTAATGACAATGTAGCGATTACGATCAAAGATTCGGCGCGATTGCAGTTGTCGTATTGGCCCAATGGCGGCACGATTTCAAATGGTGAAACCTTAGCTGATTTGACAGGCGCAGGAAACCTAAACGCGAGCAATCCCGGTTATCCCATTGTCACCACCACCAGCGCTGGCGCATTGCTCAAAACCAATGGCCCGTTTCTTAGTTTCACCAATTCTCTCCAACAAGGCCAAGCGACCTATGGAGGCTTCTACAATAACTCGAATCCTACAAACATCGGGCAGAACCCAAACTGGTCATGGGGTTTTGGCTACAACTTTTTAAATTCGTTTTGCCGTACCGGAGTACCTGACGGGAGCGGCATCAATTTTCAATCCTGCATTCAAGACAACAACAACACTGGCAAAGCCAACTGGCAACTTAGAACATCTACAAACAACGGGACAAACTGGACTAATATATTTGGCGTTGCTTATAACGCTGGATCGCCCGCATTTACAGGGACCCTTGGTTCGACTGTCTTAGCGGGGAACTCAACCACGCTAAATATTCCTACGAGCATGACGATTGGCAATGTAAGTGTTGGGGCATTGTCTAATTTAGCTACAAACACCGCAAATATTGCAGGAACGGCTTGGACAGCACCATCAGGCGGAGTGACTGCTACGGGCAACACGACCGACTTCCCCGATCCTTGGGGCGGGAATACTGCCACTAAGCTGGTGTTTTCGTTGGGGAATGTGGCATGGGTACAAAATAATGGAAGTGGGGCCTTGACTGCTTCAACCACTTATACAACCAGCGGTTTTGCCTGTGGCGCATTGGGCGGAGAGGTTGTATCGTTGACTATTGCAAATACCAGTGCACCTTCGGTATCGTTGCCGCAATGTAATGCCGCAGGAACTTCTTGGGCGCGAATCTTCGCAAACATTACCACTCCAAGCACAAACCTGACTCGGAACTGGGGAATACAGGTTCCTCCGGCCACGACTCCCACTATTTATCTCGCAGGGCCAACAACCGTATTGCAAGGACTCGGAACGGCCTATTATCCTTGTGGAGCTACTCCATGCCCAACTTTATTTGTGGGCACATGGCCGGATGTAACGAAGCGCGCGGGTTCAGTGACGATTTCTGCATCCACAACTCAGGCTGTAACATTCTCAACGCCTCTTCCCCATGTTCCTACTACCTGCCAACTAACGCCAGCATCAAGCGCTGCGACTACAGGGTCTCCATTTGCTACATCTCTATCGGCTACCGGCTTTACGGCGAATGTACCGGTAAGTGGTACGTTAACAAGTACATACTTATGTGCTATTAATAATGCTAACTAAAGAAAGGGAATATCATGTCTAGATGGCTGGCTTTTTTATGCTTTATCACTCTTCCATTAGTAGCCCAATCGACACACAGCGTTACTCTGAGTTGGATAGCTGGGGCCGATGACACAGGGTTTAATATTTATAGAGCTTCGGGAGTTTGTCCCGCCTCTGTTAGTACAACTCCAATAACTACTGGCTTTGCTAAGGTAGCAACTTTAACTTCAGCAACTCCAGCTAATTATGTAGATAGCACTGTAGTTATAGGTACTTATTGCTACTTTATTACTGGAACGGCAGGCGCGGCGCGACTGTATCTCCGCAAAGAGCCGGCAACAATTGTCATTCTGTGCTTGATATATAACGCGCTGCTGACCGAGGCAGGATTGTCAACGCGCTTTTTGGCTATGCGCGACTCCATGATCTATGCAGTTTTTCTTTGGGCGATTTTTGAGATACCGGAATTCAAACTGCGAATGCAGGGAAAGCGAGGCGAACCATGCCAGACGACATGACACCAGGCGGAGGCGGACGGACGCGCAAAATGGTAGCCGGCATGATGGC